CACCCGAGCTGAACCAAGAGGTGGCAGACTTTATCTTATCTGTGCCTAATCAGAAAGTCTTGGATGTCGGCTCGGGAGTCTGCTCAATACTAAATGGGTTAGTAAATGTAACCGCTTGCGACCCTTTGGGAGACCTTTACAAGCTAGTCTTTGACTTTGAAAGGCATAAACTAGTAGCCCCACTACCTTACCCAGCAGAGGAATTGCCCTTTAAGAATGAGTTTGACATTGTTCATATCTCAAATGCCTTAGACCATACTCAAGAGACCAGAAAGGCCTTGGATTTGTTATTACAAGCAGTTAAGCCCGGAGGGTATCTAATCGTGCAAGGGTTTTTTAACGAGGCAACACATGAAAACTGGCAAGGCTTCCATCAGTGGGATATATCATTAGATGATCATGGCTGCATGGTTATCTTAGGCAAGAAGTCAAAAACCATTATCGCATGGCCTCCACATAAGTTTGCAACAGTCAATTTATTAGGCCGGGATTGGTATTATTGGATTATAAAAAAATAAACATGGAGTCAATAATTTTGAATGGCGATTGTATAATAGAGATGGGTAAATACCCTGATAATTATTTTGATTCAGTTGTAACCGATCCACCATACGGATTAGGTAAAGAACCAGATGCAAATGAAGTGCTTAAAGATTGGATTGAAAAAGGATACCATGAGATACAAGGCAAAGGTTTTATGGATAAAGAATGGGATGCGTTTGTGCCTCAGCCTAATTTATGGAAAGAGGTATTTAGAGTATTAAAGCCAGGAGGTCATGTTTTAGCATTTTATGGAACACGAACTTACGATTGGGGAGTGATGGCTATGAGATTTGCAGGATTTGAGGTAAGGGATTGCATACAATGGCTTTATGGCTCTGGTTTCCCCAAGTCGCATAATATTAGCAAAGCTATAGATAAATTACATGGTTCAGAAAGGGAAGTTGTGGGCAGTAAAATAACAGGAACTATGAATAACAAGGGAGGTGCATCAGTAAATAAACAAGGTTGGGATAGTGGTCAAAAACAGATAGATATTACTGCTCCCGCAACCAAAGAAGCAAAAAAATGGGATGGGTGGGGTAGTGCCTTAAAGCCTGCTAATGAGCCGATTGTCCTTGCACGTAAGCCACTTGAGAAAGGATTGTCAATAGCCGAGAATGTACTTAAATGGGGAACGGGTGGAATAAATATTGATGGATGTAGAGTTTTTACAAATGAAAAATTAAACTATGGCAATGGGATAAAATCAAATGTAGGATTCAAAACTTCTCCTCAAAATAATCAAAGACCAACATATAATGGAGAAGGTCGGTTTCCCGCTAATATTATTTTAGATAAAATAGCAGCAGAAATACTTGACGAACAAAGTGGTGAAAGTAAATCAAGCAAATCGGCTAAATTATACATTAATAATACAGAAGGTAGAAGTGTAAAAAATGGCGCAAGTGGTTTTAGAGACCCCAATAGCACCTATTCTGATTCAGGCGGTGCTTCCCGATTCTTTTATGTAGCAAAAGCAAGTAAGTCCGAAAGGAATAAAGGATTGGAAGATAAAAATTTCCATCCAACAGTTAAACCAGTTAAATTAATGCAATACCTTGTTCGCTTAATTACACCACAGAATGGGAAAGTATTAGACCCCTTTTGCGGTAGTGGCACAACTGGAGTGGCTTGTAAATTAGAAAAATTTAATTTTGTTGGGATAGAGCAAGACCCCGAATACACTAAAATAGCTCAATCAAGAATAAAAAATACGCTAATAGAAAATACATTATGGTAATTTGTTGCGATATCGATGGCTGCTTAACAGATGGCAAAATCTGGGTTGACCATCAGGGAAATATTATCAAGTCGTTTAATAATAAGGACATCGGGGCGATAAAGGAGCTAATCTCTATGGGCTATCAGGTCCACTTAGTAACCGCAAGTTCATGGCCGGGAGCAGAGCAATACCTTAGAAGGTCTGGGGCACAATTGCACATCATACGAAATAAAGAGACTATCCCTTTTGACTATCAAATAGCCATTGGAGACTCGGCATGGGATATCCCTATGTTATGTAAGGCAAAACACTTATTTTGTCCAGCTGATGCTTCTTTAGAGGTAAAGTGTCTGGATGGGGTCCATCCCCTAATGACACCCGGAGGGCAAGGGATCATGCTTGAATTGGTCCGCATACTTAGTCGATGGGGTACAGATGTTGATAAGTAGTAGCACTTATATTTGGTAGATTCAAAAATTTTTCGTATATTAGGGGGTGAATAAAGGGTAAAAAATCAACGAGCCTACAACCTTTCGGGGTTGTGGGCTTTTTTACACTATGCCTTACAAATCAAGAGCCCAAGCAGCCTACTTTAACCTAAACAAGAAAAAACTTGAGAAGCAAGGGGTAAATGTAGATGAGTGGAATAGAAAGAGCAAAGGCAAGAAACTACCCAAAAAGAAAAAATAACCATTGTCAAGACCACAAGCCGATATCAATTGGGATATAGTTGCTGAATACTTAGAGGCAGGCTGCACCGGAACGGAGATAGCCGCCATGTTAGGTATCTCAGCACCAACACTTTACGACAGATGCCAATCAGATAATGGTGTTCTGTTTTCAGAGTTTTCCCAAGAAAAAAAGCAAAAGGGAGACCTTATTCTGAAAAAAGTTCAGTTTGAGGCTGCCATAAAAGATAAAGACCGAACCATGTTAGTCTGGTTAGGCAAGCAAAGGTTAGGTCAGAAAGAAAAGGCAGAGCAAGATATTAAGGTTGATGGCGGCATTAACATAATATTTAAGCCTGTCAATGAAACAAGTTGAGATACGATATACTAGTGTCTTTGAAAGGAACTTACTAGCCTATCAGGCAAAAAGATATAGGGTAATCGCCAACCAAGGCTCTACCCGATCTGGCAAGACCTATTCAATATCTCAGCTTTTAGCTCTTTTCATACCGCATAAGGAAAAAGTAACGATTTCGGTGGTTAGTCCATCCTTACCCCATCTAAAGAGGGGTGCTAGGCGAGATATCCTCAAGATACTCGAAGATGCTGGCATCTACTCAGATGACAACTTTAACAAGACCGACAATGTCTATCATTACCCTAATGGCTCATATATTGAGTTCTTTGGGGCTGAGGACTCGGGTAAGGTAAGAGGACCAGGGCGAGACATACTGTATATAAACGAAGCAAATCTTTTGCCCCACTCTATTTACCAGCAGTTAGCTCTAAGAACCAAGCAGACCATCTTTTTAGACTTTAACCCAGTCGATGAGATGAGCTGGGTCTATGATGTCGCTGATAGAGAAACTAACCTCTTAATCCATTCAACCTATAAAGACAATCCATTCCTGCCAAGTGAGCAGGTAGCTGAGATTGAAAGTCTGAAAGATGCAGACGAGAATCTCTGGAAAGTCTTTGGGTTGGGAGAAAGGGGTAAGTCCTCAGAGATTATCTACACCCATTGGAGGCAAGGTCAGTTCCCGGATGAATGCGAAACGGTTTATGGCTTAGACTTTGGCTACTCAGTACCAACTGCTTTAGTCAAGGTGGGGTTTCACGAGAAACAAACCTTTGTCAAGGAGATGCTTTACGAAACCAAGCTAACTACCACCGATTTAATAGAAAGGCTAAAGGTATTAGATATCAAGAGGTCAGATGAGATTTACTGTGATGCTGCCGAGCCTAAGACTATTGAGGAACTGGTAAGGGCTGGGTACAATGCTAAGCCAGCCGAGAAAGATGTCTATGCAGGCATCCAAAAGGTCAAGAGCCAGCCTTTAATCGTTACCCCTGACAGCACGAACCTAATAAAAGAAATTAGGTCCTACAAATGGAAGGTTGACAAAGATGGCAAGGTTCATTCCGATGAGCAACCAGTCAAGATGTGGGATCACCTGTGCGATGCGATGCGGTATGCAATTTACACGAAACTAAACAAGCCCCGATTCGAGATCATGGCTTGGTAAAATAAAGAAAGTGGGTAGAATAAAAGATGCGTGGGATGCACTAACAAAGAAAGCGGTGCCAATGATGCCGATAGGCCAGCCTTTTGCTTCCTATCAGGTAACTGGGGGCACTTTTGTTGGCATTAGCGATAACAGAACTAACTACATAAGAGACGGTTATCAGGTTAATGATATACTATACTCTACAATAACCCTGATTACAGACAAGGTAAAGCTGCCCGATTGGACTACCTATAAGGTTGTCGATGAAGCTGCATTTAAGTCGTATCAGGGATTAATGAGAAAAAAAGATATCTCTACCGAGGACTTTCAAAAGGCTATGGGCTATAAGAAAAAAGCCTTAGAGCCTATTTATGTTGATAGACTTACTGAGCTTTTACGATACCCTAACGATTACGAGACCTTTCAGGACCTAGTCGCTAACTCTACTGGATATAAGCTGATAACTGGTGGCCGCTGTGTCTGGGCTCAGATGCTAGACATGGGAGCCAATCAGGGCAAGCCTTATCAGTTGCATAATCTACCCTACCAAGAGGTAAATATCATTGCTTCGACTAATATGTTCCCCATCGTTGAAGAGGGGTATATGATACCGGTCCTTTCAGATGCTTTGTTCACAAAACAGCAAGTCTTACACGATAAGTACCAAAACTACGACTGGGATATTAATGGGGCTCACCTTTACGGCATGAGTCCGCTAAAAGCTGCTCTAAGGAGATTAAGTCGGTCTAATTCAGCCATCAAGGCCAGTGCGGCCATGCTGGAGAATCAGGGTGTAAAGGGTGTTCTTTATGTCGATGACCCAAGAGTTATCAATGGCGGTGTAGATGTGGCCGATACAAGAAAGCAAGTAGAGGCTATTAAGAGTAAACTCGTAGGTAAAGGCGAATGGGTAGGATCAGAGAATTGGGGCCGCATTGGTGTGTCTGGTTACAAGATGGGATGGCAGTCTGTTGGCCTTAACCCAGTAGAGCTATCTATCATTGATTCTGAGAAATGGGATTTGAAGCGATTTAGCTCGGTTTATGGGGTGCCTAGCCAGTTGGTGGGTGATTCTGAGTCTTCGACATATAACAATGTCAGAGAGGCTGAAAAGGCCCTTACAACACGTTGTGCGATGCCTCAGTTAGTATCGTTCCGTAACCACTTTAACAGAAAGCTACAAACAGACTGGGGCTACAAAGGCCAGAATGTTTACATTGACTTTGACCATACTGTCTTTACAGAACTGCAAGAGGATGTAGTCGAAAAATCAGGATGGATTAAAGACCTCAAAGCCCTTAGCCCTAACGAGCAAAGGATGCTGTTGGGATTAGAGAGAATAGAGAACCCCATTTTTGATGAGCCTTGGATAACTACGCAAGATGGTATGCCATTTAGCGAGTACGAAGCCCCAAACATGGACCTGAGTGATGTAAATAACGAGGATGAAGATGACCTCGATAATGAGTGAGGTTTACAGAACTTATCCTATAACCAAAAAGGAGAAGTGCTGCGCCTTACTAAAAGCTAAAATGGAGGCTAAGCGATTGGCCTTAAAAAATAGGTTAATGAATGACAGACAAGGAGAGAACAGAGTATGCCAAGCAGTTTGCGAATACCAATCGCAAGTTCGGCAAAACACACTTTCCTAAAGTCAAAAGACAACTCGATAAGGTTGTCAGCTCTTTGATAGGTACAATTAAGAAACGAGGTCCAAGACAGGCTTTGGTGGACTTACGGACAATGCTCTGGAATGATGAGCTTTACAAACCAATTGAGGCTATTTACAAATCAGTTGGGGTGTACTGGGCTAATCAGACCTACAAGTTAATCCGTAGAGAAGCTGGCCAAAAGGGGATAGGCAGGTCAGAGCAATGGGCAAAGTTCGTAATGGATGAGCTTGAAAAGACCCTACTGCAATATGCCGTTGTTAAGACCTCCGAGACACTTAGGAATCACTTAATCCTAGTATTGCAATCTGCAATCTCTAAAGAGTTAACGGTCGATGAGATTGTTAAGCTGTTTCAAGAGTCTGGCTTTACCGCTATGCAAGCGGAGCGAATTATTAGAACAGAGGTCGGCAGAGCTGCCAATACTGGGGTAAAAGCATCGGCTGAGTCATTTAACTACGAAATGGTCAAAGAATGGATTGCATTTAGAGACACAAGGACCAGAGGTTTTAAGCCTGAGCAACCTAAAGACCATTATCACATGGATGGTCAAGTGGTGGACTTTTACGACAACTTTGTGGACCCAAAGAGCAAAGAGCAGATTGAATACCCTTTAGCTCCGGGCGGTTCGGCAGGAATGGTCATAAATTGCAGATGTTCTTGGATTGTTGTACCTAAAAGAGATAGCAGAGGTAGATTAATAAACAGGGGAGGAGCTTGATCGGCTACGGCCAATACTGCGGAATCATGAAATAATAACCAGGGTCAACCCTCCCAAAATATTGAATATGAAAAGATACTTTGAACAAAAAACACTTAGTAACTCGGTGCAGGATGTCTCTACGACAACTCGCAAAGTAAAGGTTGCTATCAGCCAGATGGGGTCTAAAGACTTTGACAATGATGTCATCGACTTTAGTGCCTATAACAAGACACTGGCAGAGAGAGGCCCTAAAGGGGCTAATCTTATCTGGCATCTGACCGACCACAACCCAAGCCTAAAGTCGGCTATCGGTAAGTTCTCTGAGCTGTATGTAGAAAAGGACTATCTGGTTGGAATAACCGATGTGCCTAACACTACATGGGGCAACGATGTCCTGGAGTTCTACAAGTCTGGGCATATCAACCAGCACTCGGTAGGTTTTAGAACTATCAAGCAAGAGAACCAAAAGAGTGCTGAGGGCGAGTACAACCTTATCAAAGAGATATTGCTTTTTGAAGGTTCTGCTGTCCTTTGGGGTGCTAACCCTAACACCCCTACCATTGAGGTAGGTAAAAGCCTGAGTGGTCAAGAAATCCTTGACAACCATGCTAAACTTAGCAAAGAGCTGAGCATGCTCTTAAAGTCATTGAAAGATGGCCGCTTCTCTGATGATGCTTTCGAGTTTATCGAAATCAGAGTTGCACAAATTAACGAGGCAATTAAATCGCTTATATCAATAGATACCACTCCTAAAGAGGAGCAACCCGCTGAGGCAGTTGCAGAGACTAAGGAGCCGGAGGTAGATTTGAGTGGATTGAAGCATAACTTAAACAATTTATTAAATAAATTAAATTCCTAACAATGGAAGAATTAAAAAGCATCGAGACTGCAGTAAAATCAGCTACTGAGTCTGTTGAAAAGATGAAAGCTGCCAATGAGGTTGCTATTGCTGATGTAAAAAATGATGTAGCCGAGGTAAAGGCTGCTGTCGTAACAATGGATGAGGCTGCTAAGAAAAACCAAGCTGCTCTTGACCAACTAATCGCTGAGAAAGCCGCCAAGAAAGTCGATAACAAGACTAAGTCTTTTGGTGATGCTTTTGCTGAGCAAATGGCTGAGGCTTTTGAGGCTAAGCAAGCTGAAATCAAAGAGTTCCAAAAGAACAAGAATGCCAAGCTGACTATCGACCTCAAAGCTGTCGGTACAATGACTTTGGGTAACAACCTGTCAGGTGATGGTGTTGCTACTTACAACCAACGTCAAGGTCTCGTTCCTGCTCAGAAGATCAACATGCGTGATCTTATCCCTACTGCTGTATCGCCTACCGGACTTTATGTTACCTATCGTGAGACAGGCACTGAGGGTTCTATCGGTATTCAGACTGAGGGCAACGCAAAGAGCCAGATTGACTACGACCTGACTGAGGTAAAGGTAGTATCTGACTACATTGCTGGTTTCGCTCGTTTTTCTAAGCAGATGATGTTCCAACTGCCTTTCTTGCAGAACACCCTCCAGAGAATGCTGCTGCGTGATTTCTACAAGAAAGAGAACAGCACATTCTTTACTGCTGTATCTTCTGCTGCAACTGGTTCTACTACTACCTCTGCTACTGTTGATGCTGAGCAACTGGTTGACTGGATTGCCAACCAACTGGATGCTAACTTCGAGGCTTCATTTGCTCTCGTAAGCTATGCTCAGTGGGCTGATTTGCTTAAAACTAAGCCAACTGACTACTCAGTTCCTGG